ATACTCTGGGGTTATCTACGGCAACATACGCACAGTTAAACCCTGCCATGTTGTCCCGATCCAAAGCCTCACCCGCAGTCATTAAGCACCGCATCGAGGGCATCACTTCTAAATTATATATAGCTTGGAACAGCTCATACGCTAGGGTGTTATCTAGCTGTCCTCTATCTACCCAAAAATTAATATATCGTTTTACTGTTTCTTTCCAAGTCTCTCTACGCCCATCCTCTTCCCGCCACCTCGCGTAGCGGGATTTGTGAATGTATTGTTGATATGTGTCCATTATACTTCCTCTTCCTCTTCTTCGTCCCAAAAACCATCGGCAGCGAGTTCCCAAATACATGGGGTACAAATCATCCAATCCCCTTCAACAGCAAAGAGTTCATCAACTTCCTTACATCTTTCACACTTGCCTTCTTTCATCGGTCATCTCCTGAACCTTTAAGCGTGTCTTTAATCTTACGTTTATAAAGCTTATTTAGGTTATTAAAGGCAATGTCTGACAGGTTTAAGCCCATCCTGTCCGTCAGTACCGCAAGATACCAGAACACATCGCCAAGTTCAGCGGCTACTTGGTCTTTATAATCTGCTGGTTCACCATCCCTAATCTTCTTCTTAACTTTCCCTGCTACCTCACCAGCCTCAGAGCATAGCCCCATTGTTAAATATTCTATAGCGTAGTCCTCATCAAAGATTACTGTCTCTGAACACTTAGTTTGATACCAGTCGAAACCTTCAAACATTCCTGTGAGCTGTTCATAACTCGCTCCACCTATTACATCTTTCATCCCCAATTCTCCCCTTTCGTTTCTTCCATTAATTCGATCATTTTATTTAAGTACCAGACTGCTTTCTTTGCGTCCTGAACAGGCTTACCCTTAGTCCAGAGTCTAGTGCTGGTGTATTTAATTACATTCCCGTGACAATAGTGTATGGCATCAAACTTTCCCAAAACGTCCACAATGTAATCTATAGTTTCAATTTCACCCTCATTGTAATGTGGAGGGTTATTTATTGGATCGTCTGTCAAGCCGCCCATAGTCGTACCTTCTTTGTTTTAAAATTGTATTCCCCATCACGCAATATACGTGCGAGTTGTGCGTTCTCTAACGCCATTTCTTCACCTAAACCTTGAGCGGCATAGGCATCTACCACTGTCTGCCAAGACACACCGTTATCGCGAAGTAGGCGGTCTGCTTTCTTTGCCCCTATCGTGGGACAGCCTTTGTAATTATCAGTGGAGTCCCCAACTAAAGCTTGGTAATGAAACCAGTAGTCTGCTTCATCTTCATCTATCTCTGTTACCTTACCATCGAGTAAGTGGTAAGCAGGGATGGTTAGTAGGTCTTTATCCGATGACCATATAACGTACTTCGTTATATCAGAGCTTCCTATGATTCCTAAAAGGTCATCAGCCTCTAACCTTTCTTCAGCTTTGCCGTTGAAGTTATCCATCAAATATTTTTTAGCAAAATTTAGAAGCATTGGCTTACGCTTGCCTTTACGGTTTGCTTTGTAGTAGGGTGCTACCTCTTTGCGGTAAAGCTTATCTCCTGATATACAAGCGATAACATCTTCACACCCTGACTGTTGTTTAATCTCATTGATGAAGGCTGTCATATGGGCAACCACTTCTTTTTCAAAAGCATGAAGTGTCCAAAAACCATCGCCCCAATCAATCGGGGTTTCTGCAACTGTAGCCGCCTTATACGCTACAATATCACCGTCAATTAATAGTGTTCTATTCATCATCATCTTCCTCCAATGCTTCAAAAAGATCGGCTAGGTCGGTTTTCACCATTTCCATACCTTGCCTAGTTAAAATAATTTGGATGATTGTTTCACCAATCCACTTCAGCCCCAATGCGACACTGACAAAGAAAAAGCTAAATACAAAAACCATATTAAGTAGTGTCATTTCCATGTTCATTTCCTATGTTTAACGAGAGTAAGCTTGCGGGTAGTGGGGTCAAACTTAAGGAACTGTACCCCCAGCTTCTTCTGTGTGGGTGTTCTGCTTGGTAGGTTGGTTTTCTTACCTTCCATCTTGACATCGAATAGGTAGACTTCACCGTCTTTAATACCGATAACATCAACTGCTCCTGTTGAACCCGCATTATAAAAAACTTCAAAGCCCTCATCCCATAACCAAGTAATCGCATACAGCTCTGCCACATCCCCAAGCCTACTAGGACTAGTGAGTTTCTGCCCAACTTCGCCCGACATCGAACTCTGAGTCGAGAGGACATTTGAATCCATATCTTTCTTCGGTCTTTTTAATAGCCTTTTTAGTGATGTCACCTATCTCAGCCTCCAAGCCTTCCTTAACTATAATTTGCACTTCATCATGGACAAACGCCACTATCGCAACTTCTTCGGTAGTGTAGCCTTTTGCACGTATCATCTTCTCTATGGTTGCGTACCAATACTTACAGATGATTGCTCCCGCTGATTGAAGTAATGTATTTAAAGCAGCGTGGGGGTGGCGAATAGGTATCAACCTACCATCCAATCCTTTAATAATCTTATCACCCTGCTGTGTTTCTAAGCGTAACTTAATGGCATCAGTTAGTTTCTTAAGAGCTGGTGTCTTAGCTAAGAATCTTTTCTTAATCTGCCCACCTTCTTTCGCTCCCTTACCGATGATCTCACCAATCTTTTCATTCCCAGCTCCGTAGAGAAATCCGTAAATGAATGTTTTAGCTTGAGAGCGTGACATTAACCCAGCCGCCTCTTGATTTGCGCTGTGTATATCGCCCTCTAAAATCTCCTTGCCATACTTACCCCCATCATATCGACTCATGTAGTGGGCAAGACACCGCAGTTCTAAACCACTAGCGTCTGCACCCAATAAGGTAAACCCTTTCGGGGCATGGAATAATGTGCGGCACTCCTTCCCAAAGGCGGCAGCTCCAGAGGGAACTTGTGCAACATTGGGGTCAGAATGTGTACACCTAGAAGTAACAGCACCCATGTGATTAACCCTACCATGAATCCGTCCTTCCTTCTCCAACTTGAGCCACGCCTGTTTACCATTTCCTAACTGTCCTAATCTTTTGTTTAACATTAAGAACTCAGTTAACATTTTCGCTTCGGGCATATCAATTCCCGCTAGAATTTTTTCGTCAACTTTCGGCTCACCTGATGGTGTAAAGTCTTTTGGTGTCCAACCTTTCCTCATTAGCCTATCGGCAATCTGCTGTCGTGAAGCAGGGTTAAATGGAATGGTTTTCGTTTTCGTCTTTAGCTCAATGATAGTTGGCTCTAGCGTATTAACTAATTCTGTTTCAATCTCTAGCTTTCTCGCGGAAAGCTTAGTGTATAATGTCTGTGCGGCTTCCACATCAAAAGGAAAGCCTATCTGTTCCTGTTGTAATAGCAGCTTTGCCATTTCATGCTCAAGCTCCATTGGCTCTTTAGGGTAGCACTTGCGCTGAATCAAATCGTACAGCTTCACATTAAGTCCTACATCTTGAGCGCAATACTCTAACATTTCGGGGGTGAATTTATCCCAAGCATTCTCTGTATCACCATAATCGCCCTTATGGTAACATAGACGTTGCCCCCATGCTTTTAATGAGTGAGAACCAATCAGCCGATTGTCCACACTTCTCTTTATCAGGTCTTTTTCTTTCAAGTTTGACCAGATAAGTCTAGAGGCTACGAGTGTATCAAACACTTCGCCCTCATATTTAAAATCGTATAGCTTCTGCAATACAGGTATATCAAATCCTATAATATTATGTCCACCAATCTCAGGGGACTCTTTTAGTATTTGTAGGCCTTCCTTTAAGTTATCACCAAAGAATTTCCACTGAGCACCTGTTCGTGTATCTTGGAGTACCAAGCAGTGAATTACGGAAACTGTGTCTAGTAAGCCGTCTGTTTCTATATCAAATATAATCATCGTACTGCCACCCCCAACTGAGTCTCTACCCAAACAGTAGCACCACAAGCCAGTGGTTTATTAGGTCGGCTGATAAAAGTAGCTACAACATTATTGTTTGCGTCTTTAATATCGGCTTCAAAACCCTTTCTATTTTGTTTGTAGTCCTTAACGGTTAAAGGTGGTCGAAGTTCCCCATCAGGGTTCTTCTTATTATGTCTTACGTTGTGCTGATTTACGTGTATTAAAGTTTTCAATTTATTATCCTCTCGCTGGAGTGATTAAAATGGTACATCATATTCCTCTGACATACGCCCTGTTTCGGTGTTGAAGTGAAGCTGTCCTGCTACACCTGTATCACCTGACCATCTGTTCTTTAAGATACGAACAGTAGTCTGGTTGGATGTTTCTGCATCCTGTTGATTCCGTTCCAATCCTATAACAATATCACTGAGTTGGGCGATAGCGGCACTGCCTCTAAGTTGAGATAGCGAAGTCACTATACCTTCCTCGTGTCCCTTGTCACCACTGGGTCTGCGTAAATGAGATACGACAATTAACCCTATGTCTAATTCCTCTGTAAGTGACCTGAGACTAGTCATCATGTTATCAATTATTCTACGTTCGTCACCACCCTCAATGCCTGATACAACTATGCTAATATGATCGAGTATGATGTACTTACAACCGCACCCTCTTGCGAGGTATCTAATCTTTGCTAATAAATTATCACCATCAGTTGAACCCCAATGGTCATACATAAACACACGCCCTGTACCTAGAGTCGCGTCAAACGCCTCTCTAAGCTCCTCTATCGGGACTTCTTGTAGATGGACTAGCTTGTTTAGGTGTAAGGACATCAAGCCCTGTGCTGTACGTTTGCTTGATTCTTCGAGTGCTACATATCCAACTGTAGCTCCTTCATTAAGAAGGTGGTAAGCAAACTCTCTAGTGAGTTGCGACTTACCTAAACCTGAACCAGCCGTTACAGTTACAATCTCGCCTAAACGACAACCGCCTATCTTGTTATTCAATCCCTCATAAGGATATGGTATTGTGTGTACTTCTTTCTCAGTGGACACCTCTTCCCACAAATCTTCACCGTTGATGATACCATCGGGGGCAAATTCCTTTGCTCCCCAAAAGGCATCTATTAGTTCTGGCTGTCTGCCAGCCTGTATCATTTCATTAGCATCTTTAAGTGGCAGCTTGGCAATCTTAGATTTACGTGGTGATAGTAGTGCAGCACATTCTTGAGCTGCCTCCTGTCCCACATCGTCCATGTCAAACATAAAGACTACTGACTCAAACTTCTCTAACCACTCGATAGCTTTTTTAATATCCCTCTTAGCACCTTTAGCACCTGTGTTAACAGACACTACTGCCCACTTGTGATCGAAAGCCTGAGATACAGACATAGCATCGATCTCACCTTCTGTGATAACACAAGCTCGTCCTCCATCTCTCCACAAGTGTTGCCCAAAGAGTCCAGCCTTTTTCATGTCACCTACAACAGCAAACGATTTGTCAGGATAGCGTATCTTCTGGGCTACAGTATTACCATTAGCGTCTTTGAAGTTTGCAATATGCAACCCGTCTCCAACTAGGTAATCCCAAAAGCGGGTAGTCTTTTCAGTTAAACATCTTTTAACAAGTGTTTGATAATCACCTGTTTTAAAGTTTGTTTCTTTGACTACGTTCTCCACTATTCTCTCCTCTTCGCTTGATGGTGTGTATGTGTCACAGCCGAAACAATAAGAGTGCCCATCAGAATACAAACTGTTTGCATTTGACGAGCCACACTTACTGCATGGAGTGTGCATAATAAATTCACTCTCCGTTGATCCACTCATCTGGTATAATTTCCTCTGCATATATAAAGTTATGCTTCTCTGCCCACTCTGCACAAGTCATCTTCGTGCCATCTTTACGCTTCTTAGCACCTTGTACTGGGCTGTTTAATCTCTGAAATAAGAACCTTATGTCCAACTCAGGGTGTTGCTCTTTCATGTTACGCATCTTTCGCTGTGCGTCCTGTCGAAAATACCCTTTAACTTCCACATAAATATCATTTATCTTTAAGTCGGGTGTGTAATTTCGAGTCACCGTGTAGGGTAGCTTACAAGGTTCATACTCATAAGCTACTCCACGATGTCTGAGGTTGAGTTGCACTCGTTCTTCTAGTGTTGATCTAGAAGTCAGCGGCATCTGCAAATTCCTCTGTTATTACAGAGACTTTAGACGCTGTATTGCTAGGAGGGGGAGCAACAAAGCCATCTTCCTCATCAAAGACACTAGTAGAATTGTTTCCATACTCTACTAGGTCTAAGACCTGTACTGCCTTAAGTCTTAGGGATACGCCAACTTTCTTAGTAGCTTGCATCACGTAAGGGAAAGGTTCAAACGCTACCTTTACTCGTGAGCCGTTCCCAATCAGCATCCCTTCGGGCAGTGGTTGTTTCTTAGCGTCCAACACAGCGGGTTTTTGTTCATAATAACTCCCATCCTTACGCTGTACCTTAGCTTTCAGTTTAAATTTAAACTCTTCAATGCCTGTGTCATCACCAGTATCTTTGTCATACACTGTGCTTGATACTGGTTGCGTGGTCAGAGAGTTTTTAAGAGGTGGTTTCTCTTTAATAGCTTTCTTAAATGTCTCTTGGACTAATTCTTCTAGTCGCTCACACATTGGTGCTGCTTCTTCTTGTGTCATCTGTAGGTTGATTGTGTAATCACCTAACGGATTCCATTTGGTATCAGGCTCTAGGACTTTTGCCCATTGCGCTGTACCTTCAAGTACCATTATATTATTAGCCATAAATTTTATTCCTATATGTTAATGTTTTAGTTTGGACTGCCTATGGAGTAGGTATCAGATTTAAGCGAAAAAATAGTCACTCTTTAGCACCTCCTCAATATCCAGTTCACCTTTTTGCGGTGGTAAGGGTATCCCTTTAACCTCCGCTAACGTCATTACTGCGCTATCGTAGAGATTTTGCAGTGTGTCGTTATCTCTATACATTTCAACAAATGCTTCCCTTATCTTCTCATTAAGTAGAGGCATATTTGGAGAATGTGTGCCGTAGCTATCGTGAACCATAGCAAAATCAGTTATGCCCTCCTTCAGACATTTATCTACAGTCAGGGTTAACGCAGAAGCATCTAGCGAGTGTACCAAATTGGGACTACTACCTGATACAGCTTTGCGTTTATCTACGGCATCATCTATGGGGGTGTAATAATTTAATCTTACAACCGTACCACTTAGATGTGTTACTATTTGTTTCTTCTTCTGGTCGTTATATGTTTGTCTGACTAATAACCCTGTGGGTGTTTTCCATTCAAACATCTTACCTTCATTTGCATATAGACGCGCCAAAACTTTCACATAGTCCATTACATCGTGTGCGGAGGTAATTACCTCATTGATGGCTTGCCATACAAAACCTGAAAGATACATCGAAGCCTTAAAAAAGTCATCATTCCAAGGATTCTTACCCTTACATTTATCTTCCAACGCCTCTTTGATGTAATCGGTACAAGCATGGCGTGTGCCAGAGTACGGCACTATCATCACTGGTCGTTTGGTTATCTTACGACATATACCTATCTCAAGAAGCTGTCTTGCTAACACTGTGTCCTGTTGCTCTACCAATTCTGTTGCGCGTTTCGCAACGTCTGTATAAATATCTTGTGGTACAGGTGAGGGTGTTAAATTAACTGCCCTGCCGCCCTCTTCATCCCTGAGCATCGCTGAGAGGTGCTGTAAGCCGTTACAAGAGCCATCACTTGCACAAGGTAGGTGGGTATGGAATGGCTCACCAAACTCCCTAGAATGGTTGTATAACGCCCACTCGTAGCACCACGCTAATGCTTGCCAAGGTTTATCAGCTTCTTGCCACCATTTGTTAGTTAAAGGATCATTATAAACATCAACAGCATTCTGTACGTTCATGTACGCCCACATTTCCCGATCTTCTAGACTAACTTTGTCAACTCCGAACACATTAGCACCGTGTATTGCCAACCATCTAGCATCATCATCATTTGATACTATCATGCCATTAGCAAACTCAAGTAAGGCTTTGCTGTAATCAGCATTCTGTGGTGAAAGGAAAGATTCAACAGGGTATTTACGCCCACGAAAATCTAATTGCCAAACATACCACATCTTTTCCTTATCAGCATACGCCTCTGCTAGTTGTATCGTTCGCTCAACCTGTATTCTTTTTGATAAAGACTTATTATTGAAGCTATGTATTTTGTTTCTCTCAGATTTAAACTCCTTGAATACCTGTAACTCTTCTTCATTAAGATACTTAGGCTCTTTACTGAAAGGGTATTTAGGTAGGGATATATTATCTCTTGGCGGTAAACCCTCCCAAACCTGTCCACTGTCCCAACACTGGCGTAAGGTCTGTACGACAAACTCATTAATACGCCAAGGTGTTCGCTGTAAAGCATTTACACATTGATACTCTTTAGTTAGATCGCACTCCTCTAGCCTATCTATATACTCTTGTACAATCTGTCTCATGCCCAAACCCTCACAAAAGGTAACTGATTAATATGCTCTGAGTAGTAACCCCCGCCCCAAAACGAGTCCCAATCTTTTGGCTCAACGATACAGGGACTATAACGAGGGAGAGCTATGCTGTTTGTTTCATTGAAAGCCCTTACCCATTCCTCTGTCTCAGGAGTAGGCACTACAACGTATGTTGTTTTCTTCTTAGTAACTCTCTTCTCAAGTTTGACAATGCCTGTTTCCCTGATAATTATATCTACTAACTTAACCCCTACATGGATTCTGGTTTCATTACTCCAGTGTGGAA